AAGGTGCTGGGTCTGCAGTATTGGCATGGTGTTGTGCTGGTTGTTGTGTCTGATGTCCAGCCTTGGAAGCAATACGTGTGATCGCATGTGCAGCCTGGCTTTTTGCAGTGTGTGTCGTATTTGGTGCTCATTGTTTACCTCGTTCTGTTGTTGTGTGTGTGCGCGTTCCGTCTCGACTTCACTCCTGACGGAGTCAAGCCGGACCGCGTCTGTGGTCTGTTTTGGGTATTACTCACCCTACCTAAGGGGGTCTTGACCTTCCCGACACCAGTGCTGTTTCCTCCGTCATTCTGGTGAATCGGCTCCCCGACGCTAACTACGCTGGTTCGGGTATGTCTCAGCTCTATCGTGTTCATGGGTCAGCTACAACGGGGACTACTTCAGCCAGGTAAGTTTTCACGTCTACCGACTCAAGTAGTGCTTCGATGACCTTTGATGCTTCGCGCTTATCAAGGTCGTTAATCATGGCAACGTGCTTGTCTATGCCTTTCAATGCTAGACATGCGTTCACGAGGTCTGTAGCTTCACGGGCCCCAGTTATACCCATGTCTTTAATTGTGCCTCTGATCTTGCCTATCTGGGCAGGTGAGGCAGCGTTTAAGGTTTGCTCCCGTTTAGCTGCACCAGTCATCATTGGGTTGATTGCAGGTGTCTGCCATGGGTCAGCATCTGCTGGTGTGCCTTGCGTGCGTTCGAACACAGGTTCGACTTGCCTAGACTTAGCGTTGCGAACTTCGTCAGCTGAAGCGATTCCTTTATGTGCAGCAATACCCAGCGACACAATGGCTCTGCCCCAGGCTGATGTTTCACCGACCATCAGCTCTGAACCGAGTGTGAACGGGGTTTTCCCTGGCACGTGTTCCCAAGCGTGACCCACACCAGGGCGAACGTCTACTGGTGAACGATAGGCGTAGGCCTTAACAATGATCCACTGATGATCCAACACAGTGACAAGCTCATATTCGCTCTGTAATGATCCTTCAGGATACTTGTCATAGAAGGTCTGAATACGTTCGCTAACCTCAATATAGTCTTCTCTAGCCATGGCTTACCTTCCACAGAATTATTCGTCTCGCGTGATTGCTGTTTCTTTGGCTGCTTACTGATCCTTGAACCTGTACCAGCCCTTTCACCGCCCATGATCTGAACAGTGCCCCGATCTGGTTAGGTGACCCTTCAGGGTGACCGCATTCCTGAACCAGATCATCCGCTGTAATCGTTCTTCCAGAATTAAGTGACCTTCTCCACTGTGTAGCCCTAAGGTGCCATTCTGGGTCTTTGATGACAGCGTCTGTCCCTTTGCGTTTCGCTGTCGTACCGTTCACGAACTCACAGAATAAACAACCTGTACCAGTGCAGCTGTGAATGTTTCTGCGCTGTTCCACAGGATCAATCTCGAACAGTGAATCCATCATGGGCCCCGTCCCTGATCCAAAGTGCTAACGGTGCAGCGTCCTGTGGATTGCTAATCACCAAGTACAGGTTATCTGCGATGCGGTTACGTTCGTCTTCTAATTCCTGCTCAATTTTTTCGCACGTGGTGCACCATTCCCGAGGCTTAAATGTGCCTGGCTCAGACCAATAGCAAGTGCTGTAATGATTCATCGTTTCCCTTTCGATGGTTTAGGACGCGGTCTAGATGTTGAGGGCTTCCCCACCCATGATCTAGTTTGTGCGCTGCCAGCGTCTGGAACCGCGTCCTAGGTTGTGGATTATGCCCCCGTGATGTATCCGGCCCATGCTGACACGCCGACAAGAATTAAAGTGATCGTCAGATACGTTAATTGCTGGGCTATTTTTTGAGGCAATGGAATCTGCCCCCGTTCCAATGTTTTAGGCCGCTGAGTGACCCATTCCAAGAAAGGACTGTCCACCATGCTTGATCCCAGATCTGTCTGGACCATCGTGTCGGATCGGTATTGTGCAACTTCAAGCGCATTGCTTTGGCGGTCTTTGATCCATACAACGTTTGCCACTCTTTCTCCATCATCCATACTGACCCCCTAGCCAGTTCTCTGGTGAATTGGTACGTCCCCACATAATGCCCGTGTGAGCCGGTGCCGGAATAGTTCCATTTCCCCTCACGCTGACCGATGCACTCCCTAAGCCCCTCGAAGCGCTGCTCGTAATACTTACCGACGTAGGCGCTGGGTTGATAACCTGTTTCGTGTGTGGTCGTTGTGAGAGGCGGCGCGACTGCAATAAGGACAGCCATGACCGCCTGGACAATTACTTGCCCTCAGAGCTAGTTAGACGGGTTGTCAGCCCCTTGAGTGCTTCAAGCGATTCACGCTCGATGCGACGTTGTCCTCCAGGTGTTTTAATCCCCGTCAATAAGCCTTCATCAAAGAATCTTGAGACTGAATCAACGGTGACACCTAGCTGGTCTGCTGCCTGACCTGGTCGAACATATGTGCTCATGCTTTACCCCTTTCAAGTCTTAACATACACAAGATACGGGTGTTTCGGGTTTATTTCTTTGGCGTGTCGAAAATAGGTAAAGGAAACAGGCCCCCATGGGTTTCCCCATACGGTGTGAAAGATATGTGGATGTGATCCCAGTGGCCGTATCCGGATCCGCGCCATTGCCACATTGAGTTTGCGTAAGATCCGCTGGCAACCTGATCAGCGAACACAACATATTTAATGCGCTGTGAACCAGGCAGGCCGCTAGCTGCATAGTCAACGATCTGATCGGCAAGTCTTTGTGCAGCTGCACGTCCTTTGCCTGCACCGAATAAATCAGCGTCAATATCGAGAGCATCAACGTAACCGCGCTCGTTCACATTATGGTCAGACGGTCTAGTTTTGTGGTCAGCATTTCCAATAATGCCGTCCGCGCCACGATCCCTTTTAGGCCACCGTTTATCGACCTGCTTACGCAAGGTCAGGGCTGCCGATGCAGCCTTCCAACTCATACGTCTTCACCCTCAATGGTCATCTCTGCCATATCTGCAGTGTCACTCAGCATCGGTAGTTTCCCTAGGCCGTATCTTGGATCAAATTTATTCAGAGCATTCACAATCAAAGGTATGACGGCTGACCCAATTGCGACAATGACAGGTTCTACGTTGGAAGTCATTAGCCAGGACAGGAACGCACCCAGTGCAGCGCCGGTCATGCTTTTTGTGAGCGTCGCGCTCCACGCTTGAGACAGCCATCTACCCACGGTTGAGCCTTTCCTCAAACTTCATTAGTTCTTGCCTCACGACGGTCCTGATGAGCCATACATTAGCTATAACTAACACCGTGGCAATAGATAACACTCCCCCAATAAGTGTCACCCAGTCACTTGGCTGCACTTTTGACCTGTCGAGGAATTACATAGTTTGGAAACATCATTCGTAGCATGTCATCGGTGAAGCCTAGGCTTTTGGCGTGTGCATAGGCAGCATCTGCTGCGGCTTGATCCGCTATAGCCTGTTGTTCGGCTGCCTTTGTTAATTTAATAATTTCATCATCTATTTGTTTTTGCGTTGGTGTTTTGATTTCCGGATTATCCCAAGTCACTTGATTGCGGTCCTCGTCAATGATAACAAACGGTTCATTATTTTTTAAAGATATGAGAGCTTTAACAATATCCATTATCCGGCTACTTCCATGAGAATTATCGTTGAAGTTTGGCCTGCCTCTTGGAGTGTTAGACTTCCGGCTCCTGAATAGACCGATGATTGAGTTTTGTAGGTTAAAGCAGAAGTTGATGCCGGTGAGTCCATGTAAATCATATTTATTCGGCTTCTTAACACTAAGTCCGATGATCCAGCCAAAAATCCGTATTCGTAACCTGGTCCTACCAGAATTCCCGTGGAATCACGCAAAATTTTAATGCCGCTGTAAACGTTATTAGTTCCAGACCTTTCAACTTTTGATGAATGAGACACTTGCACCAAGATTTTGCTAGTCGCTGATGATGGCGTGATAGACGCTGTAAGCCCAGTGTCCGCGTATGTTGCGCTAGTCGTTGTTACCGACGTTGAATACGTGGCTGAAACTACTTGCAAAATTTTTGGAGTTCCTGGCTTTACTGTCGCGACCCAGATATCTGCCGCGACAAGTTGCACCTCACACGACTGATATTGGGTAAGTGTAATGTTCCCACCGTTCAGGACCACGCCGACGTTAGGTTGAACCGTGGTTGTGCCTGCGCCCTTGTTCGATACTCGTAGCACTGTGCCCAGCTCGTAGGCTACCGCGCCGGATGCTGGGATAGTGAAGGTGTTTGCTGTGGCAACGTTCATCATGACGGTCTTGCCAGCATCGAGTAGAACGCCCGTGTAGGACGCGGTTTGGTTGTTGAGCCCGTTGCCCTTGAAAGACACGTCATCGATTCGGTCTGCGACTGATAGAGAAGTCGCAGGCCACGCCGAGACTAGATCAGCGGATTGCGCATATGGCGATCCGTAGGTGGTAGTTGCCATTTTGTTTCTCCTAAGGTTCTAAATCTTCAGGCAAGACAACGTCATACCATTGGATGGAGGCATTCACATTGCCCCAGATTAGCGTATTGCTCACGCTTCCCCACGTAGCCATAGCGTACGAATATCTAGGGTCAGACAGGGAAATCGTCATTGTGTGAATTCCGTTTGCGTATTGCTCTCCCCAGCCTTCCACAATTCCAAGGTAATCCGTGGCAGGTGAAGGTTGTGGAAGATCATTTAGGAGCACACGCGAACCCATGACAAGGCCCAATACTTGAGCCTGTACAGGTGCTGTCAACAAGTCCACTCTGACCTGTATGTTTGACAGGTCGTATCGTGGCACTGATTGGGCTGTGATGATGTTGGTGGCGCGGTTATAAGCGTCTGTTCCATCAGCCAGGGTAGTGGTGAGCGTGTATGCGCGATACCCGTAAGCTGCCTGTGAGACTAGATCCTCATAATAGACAGTGGCTTGAGGATTTGTGTCATCGTAAGTGACCGTAACCGCGTTGAGGATAGCCTGGTTATTGTTTTTCCAAATCGGTTCCCACACCACATCATTGTTCGGCAGCGTGACGGGTGTCGGTGCGCTGCTAGCTGCCACATAAACGTTGTCCCAGTCGTACGGGTAAGCACTCCAAGCATCCGTGAGGGCTGCCCAATTTGCTGGGTTGTAGGTGTATCCGCGCCTAGTGTATGACTCCCACACGATATCGCCGCTTGGTGTGTCGTACATTGTGCCACCCGTTTGGACCCCTAGATCGTTGAGTAACTGCAGGGCACTGGTGCCGTTGTTAGCTGCTACGGGATTTAGGATCATGTAGGGATCTGTCAGAGCTGTATAGGTTAGACCGGTTTCAGTGAAAATCTCATCGACGCGATCCGCTAGGCTTTCGAGGACGTAGCCGGCTGTCCCTACCTGGAGTAGTCCTAGGTCTGCCAGGTTACCGGTTGCCGCGTATTGGATACGTGCAAAGGGGCTGCCGTCTGTTGTGTGGAAATGTTCAATAGTAATGTCCGTGATCTTGCCCGTAAACCGATCCACGCTATACGCCTGAATGGTCAGGTCATCACCTATCTCACCCAGGATCGTGGACCCTATTGTTGTGAATGCAGCCGCTGACGCTGTGGGTAGGCTTGTGACATCGTTCCTGCCGTGGTAAATAGCGACCGCGTACTCAATTGCTGACAGGTTTACGGTGACCCCGTCAATCTGGACTTGGGTGATGGTCATTGCAGTACCGGTGTCACGACGGGCATTTCATACCAGCCGTTGCGGTTGTTGGATTGCCTGATGACGCGATCGAGGTCACTGCCGGCACTGAGCAGTTGAGAAACGTAGGCCGCGTTGTGTGTAGCTATGTTCATCATTTCCTGATCAATGAGAGCCTGGTTCGCTACTGCTTCAGGTGAGGCTTGGAACATGTTGGCAGGCCCCGTACCGCCTTTAACGTTTTGGAGCGATGCCTGGGCTGCTTTGATTGCCGCCTCAATTTCCTCACGCAATCCAAGCCCAAACGCTTTACCGGCTGCTTCACCTGCTCTCTTTAAGTCAGCACTTGCGCTACCAAACTCATCGACAGCAGAGGCAACTAGTCCACGCGCCGCGCTTTGCCCCTCAAGTAAGAATGGAGGAACCATAGATGCGGCTAGGGTTGCTGCTTGGGCTTGAACATCATTCAGGCTTGCCTGCAATGTAGGAATCAGGCCAGACTTGACGAGGTCTTCAGCCAGCGCAATACCGGCATCAGGACCAACATCCGCCACCTGTTGAATGAGGTTGTCCTGGGCTCCGCTGCTCTTAAGTTTCTGCAGGAGATTTCCGAATTTGAAGGAGGCCGCGATTTGATCCTGGAAAGCCTGGGCAGTAGTGAGACCTGCTGCTTTACCCGCCTCACTGGTAGCTGCCGTGAATGCTGCCCCAATGTCGATCCCTGACGTGATTTTTTTAGCTGTAGTGTTAATAAAAGAATCTATTTCACTATTCCAGTTTTCTAGTTCGCGTGTCGCGTCACTGAGTTTGGTTTTAGCGAGATTAAAAACTTCCAAAGTTGCCTGATATTTGTCTTCCAAGATTTTCTGGGCCGCCGCGGCTTTCAACGTGGCTGCAGTGACACCCGTTAAAGCGTCTTCCACTACAGGTATTTTTTTTCCGTATAGCCGCATTACCTCAGCAGCCTTCATTAACGCTGGTCCAGATTTTTGATTAGCGGCATCAGCCAAGTTTTGCGTGTATTGAGCCGTCTGCGTGGTAGATGCTCCCAGATCCTGCATTTTCCCAATAAAGAAACCAAGAAAAGTCGTGGTCTGAAGGATTTGTGATGCCCAGTTTTCTGTGGCTCCTGCCGCTGCATCCGTTGCCGTAGCCACATTGGCTGATTCTCCTGGCGTTCTCAAAAGCCAGTCCGTGAACTCTGAGAAACCCGTTACCGTGTTTGCAACTATTGTCCCAAACTTGTCTACCTGCTCAGCTGCTCCGCCGGTTCCGCCTACTTTGTTGAAAAACTTGTCCATGGCATTGACTAAAGAAACACCAATGAGTTCTTTAGCTTCATCCACTGCCACTGACAGGATCCCAAACTTGCCAGACATTGTGCCTGCTGCCGTAGCTGCTTGACCGTCGAAAGTTTTGGCGAGTTGCCCAGTAATAGCGTCCATGTCTTTGGTTTTTAGGATTGATTTGTCTAGGCCTACGCCTAGTTTTCCAAGTGCCCCAAAGTTACCCTCGTATGCTTTACCTAACGCATTAGACACAGATTCCAGGCTCTTGCCGGTACCGGCGCTGACATCCATGGCTAGCTGTAAATCTGTTTGACTCAAGCCCACATTCTTTGTGGCAACCATGAGTCGTTCAAAGGCTGGACGGAGAAGATCTTCACTTACCCCATATTGCCGCTGCAGTGAATCAATGAAAGCCAGTGATTCTTTTGTGCGATCTGGGAAACCTAGATTCTCCATGGTTTGCGAAAGTTTGGCTACTGCCTTTTCATCTTCCATGGCTGCTTTTACGCCGTCGATACCGATAGAGACGGCAAACGCTCCAGCCGCGACGGTGGCACCTATTAACGCTGGGCCCATGTTGGCTTTCATTACGTCACCTAGGGATGCGGTGCCGTTTGCGAAATCGCGTAGGCTTGCTCTGCCTTTGCTGAGTTGTGACGATAGTTTTGATACGTCAGCACCGACGAAAACTGTTAATGTTTTACCGTTAGCCATTAGACGATGTCACTCCATTTCTTGAGAGTTTCATCTAGGGCCTTGCCCCATTCTTGCATCGCTGGTTCCACGTAGTGATTTCGTGCAATACTCAGCCACGCAGTGTTTTCGAAAGGTGCGAAAGAGTTACGCGCCTCGCCTGTACTGGCAGGCCATCGAACCATGTTTGTGGATGCTCCACCGCTAAAAACTTTTTTCTGGAATCCAATGTTGAGTGCTGGTAGTCGATCTTTCTTGACACGGATACTTTCCGCGAGGTCTTTGCCCCAAACATCTACCGTGAGGGCTGCCCTCTTCCACGCTGGGAGCATGTGGCGCTCTGCGACTTTTGCTGACGCTAGACGTAAATCACGGGAAGCCTCTTTGGGTAAAGCTTTGAAAGCTCGCAGACATTCATCCAGACCCTCAACGTAGGAGTCGAACTGCCGGATTGATTTAGTTGCCATCGGCTTGCAGCTCCTCTACATATGTGGCGAATAGTTCTGGACTGATTCCTAAAACTTCCTCAACTGGTCTTCCTATCCTTAGCGCGAGACGGACTACTAATCGTCTAACGCTTCCGACGGGAAAGGCTCAGAAGTTCCTTCCACTTCAACTAGCACATTATTTTCACGGGCCCATTTTTTTACTTGAGCGAGGTTTTTAGGTTCGCCTTCAAGTGTGCAGTAAGCCAGGACAAGTCTCATGCCGTGTTCAGTTGTGGTCCCGTTGGATAGTTCCTCATATGTCCACATGTCTGCTTGAGTGATGTGAACTGTTTGTGGTTCTGATCCTTCGAGTGTGATTTTTAGTTTTGGAAACATGCCGTTACCTCGTTCGCTTAGTGGTGTTTATGCGTATGTGACGTTGCCCTGCAGTGACACGGTGCACATTGCAATGTTTGCCGCGTCGGTGCTCATATCGAGCGAGTCAATAAACATAGCTGCACCTGTCCAAGTGCCGCCGGCTGTGCTTGCCACTTCAATACTAATAGAAGTTCCGGCAGTTGCTGAAGTTTGAAGGGCATCATACATGCCCGTATCTTCATCATACAGAAAATTGAGTGAGATAGTGCTGTTGAGATCGGTCTGCGTAAAGTTGACGTCACCCAAAGTTTTGGTGCGCGTAACTGTTGGTGTAGTGGTGACTGTGCCTGTCGTTACTTGGTCTTCATATTGTGTAGCGCCGACTTCCACGGTAAACGTGGACCCAGCGACTCCTACAGCTGCCATGATTTACTCCTTCATTCTGACTGAAACATTTATTTCAGTCGTAATTACTGTGCCCTGGGCTCCCACGTCGGTGAGTTGAGGCGGTCCTACCCGTGAGAACGTGTAGGGGTTTGGGATCGCCGCAAGGATTGCGTCTACAGCGTTCTCTGCATCGAGTTCTGCTGCAGCGTTATTCCTTGGCGAAACGGTGACAATGACTTTCCAGAAAACCTCATACGAAAGGCTGGACCCGATCCGGTTTGGAAGGATCCATGGAGCGTCAGGGATGATGACGATACTTTTTGGTGTGGGCACGTTGGGAATAGCTGCGTAAACTTTGTACCCTAAGCCGGTGAAAGCGTCTATCAGGTCTAGTCGGCTTTCCGTGGTGAGCGCGGTCACCCGATCATCCCCTTGACGTTCGTGTATGGGCCGATCAAGCTAGCGACACGACGGGTCAGCCACACGCTCAGTCGGTAAGGCCCTGGTGAGTAATCTGTCGCTACGGCTTGACCACCTGCAGCTGATCGAGATTGATAAATCTCAATTGCTACCGACAGGGCTGCCTCTTTACATGAGGGAGGCTCAAGCTCGTAAGCCCCGTCAGTGAGCAGGACACCAACAATATCGTCTGCAGCTGCAGCGATTTGGTCGTATGGCTCTGTGGGTGGGTCGTAGTCGAGGTCTAATGCCTCGGCTAGTTCCTCACCTGTAACCAGTGCCATGGTGTCCTGCTCTCTGTCCGGATTAGTTTTTACTCAAGGCCGATGATGCCGGCGCTGCTGATGATCTGGCTCGCGCCGTAACCATAGATAGCGACATCGCGACCAAGCTGGGCTACGTTTTCAACAGTTGCCAACCTTGGGCCGTCTTCAATCCATTTAGCAGCTTCACGGTTAGAAACGAGGATTGCTTCGCCGCCGATGTTACGGTCCAAGATGACAGGTAGGCCGGATACGTTTACGCCAAGCGTGTTGCTTTGCGCTGTACCTGAGACGTTAAATGTCCCGTAGTTGCTTGGGAAGAACGTTGACCATCCGCCAATTTTTGTGAATACGGTTGGGGATACAAGCACGAACTCTGCTGGCATTCCTGTTGCAGTTTGCACTGCTACGGATGCGCCGAATACTGCTTCACGGAATGCAGCGCCGGTTGTGTCTGCAGCAAAGTCATATGCTTGGACGGTGCGTGCTCCGTAAACAGCGCCCACGAATGCAATGTCCGTGACCTGAACATATGAATTCAGCATGATGCGCGTGTGCGCGTCAACATATGAAGGGCTTGAGCGCTGTAGCAGCTGGTATGAAATATCTGATCCGGCTGCGTAGGTCTTCAGGTTTGCAGTGCCTTTCAGGATGTTGATTGCTACTGAGTTGACTTCGTCTTTTTCGTCAACTTGCTCAGCAACGATTTCGGTCAGGTCACCTTCCCAGTATGGCCAGTTGAAAGTCATACCGGTTGTGCCGGCTGACTCACGACCGAAAGCGTTAATGGTTGGTGCGCCTAGGTCAAAGATGCCACGAACGATGAGTGACCAGTTTGGTGGAAGGACACCTGGGTTGTTTGCAGTTACCTGGTCGAACAGTGCGCGTGATTCGATTTCACCGTTAAGCACTGCGAGACGGTACTCACCTAGTGAACGGTATTGTGCTAGTTCGTGGACTGCAGGTGCGCTGACGTGCACACTTGCCTGTAATGCTGCGAGCTCTTGGCGTACTGCACCAATAGCTTCACGGGCTTCCATATCTGCGGAAACCGCTGGGGTTTCCTCAACAGTTTCTACTGACATGACTTCCTCATCTTCTCTGATCTCACTTACACCGGTCGCGTAAGCAGGCATATGGGTTTGTGATACTTCAAGCAGTGACGCTGCCATATGTTGGATGGCGTCACCTGCACGATTCATCACTGATTTAATTGGCTTAAATCCAACGCTGAGACCTTTGCTTGCGCCTGTTCTCATAAGCGTTGCAGCATCACGACCTTGCGCCGTGTTCACTATCTGAAAGTCAATGTAAAGCCCGTCAGACTTATTTTCTGCACCAGTAATCACGCCAATAGGCTCACCGTGGCGATACGCGAAAGGCTTACCAATAACGTCGGACGGGTTGAAAGAATCACGAGCGAACGATTCCGACATTGCACCGATCTGGGTTGTCTGCTCGTAAGGTACGGCGCGACCGTAACCAGTAGCGACTACGTCACCGGTCTGGTCTTCGCGGAGTTCTACGACGAGTTCTGTGTCATGCTGAGTGGTTTTCATGCTGGCCCCATATCTTCAAGGTTCATCACATCGGGTAGGTCGATCATGTTTCGTGATTCTGGAATATCAATCACTCCGAGGGGTAGCAGCGTGTTCACTATTTGCGCCATCTCTAACGGATCAGATTTCAGGAATGAGGCAGTATCAAACTCAACTTCGCGGCCCCGTGGTGTCACATCGTTCATGCTTAAGCGTTCCTCGATCATTTTCATGACAGGAGTCAACGACAGGTCAAGCAGCTGACGATAAAGGGACGTTCTATTACTGTAGGTCAAGCTTGAGCCTGGTACACCAGCACCGACCCAGACGGGGTCTAAGTTTGCAAGGCGAGCAATCATCGTCGCGGAAGCGTTACGGCCCTCGACGAGTTGCAGGTCTCTCGCGTTCCAGCCGAAAGTATCTGCTGAGATTGTCGAGTTGAGGTATGCGGTCGAACGATTCTGACGCGCTTCCTCCCAAGCGTCTAGCAGCTGATCAACGACTGATTCTGGTAGATCTGCTCCACTGTTTTTGAGTGCAATTTGTGGGAGTGGCGATACTGCGTATTGGAAGGATGCTGCCTCTAAGGCTGCAGCTGTACTTATCGCACTGGATCCGTACGTTAACCAGCCGCCATTTCCGTCACCATCGAACCGGATAATGCTGGTGCTGGGAACTGGTGTGCCGTTCCAGAGAACCTCACCGTCTGAGGGTACGGGTTCAGCGAAAGGTGAGAAGGGAATGAAGCTAATCTGGTCGTATGGCATGTATGTAATCTCGCTGGGAAATCCATCCCATGACCTGTTGGAGATGTACCAATACGCAACGTCATAAAGTAGCAGATCGGATACGGTGCGCGTCATAATGGCTGTATACGTCGTTACTTTTGAGGGTTGAACGAGGAAAGAGCGTGCCACTACTTGATCGCGGCCCATATATTCTTTCAGCTCGAACGCTGCAATGGTGTGGGTATATACCTGCAATGCGCGAGCGAATGAGGGAACCTGCAGCGCGACGGCTTTACTGATGCCTACGCCTTTAGCTTGGGCGAGCATGGTGAGCAGTGATGCGTTCGCGTAACTTTCACGGACGTGAGGGACCGGCTCGGGGGTCGGCTGCGAAAGGGATTCAGCAATCGAATGCTGATCCCTCACGATCCGGAGTGAACGAGGTAACGCCACATTGAAAGAATATCGCGGAAATACTGCCAGGCTGTGTCGTGTGTGGTATACGGGCTTTATGCGAGTCTAGTCTTGTTCTGATTCCTCATACCATCGCGGCAACATGAGGGCTACCCATTCCGGTCGTTCTGCAGCTGCACGAACCATGAGAACTGACAGGGGAGCTGTGAGGTCGATGAACCTGGCTCCTGTTTTCTTATATTGTGCCCTGGCTCTGACTGGTGGTTTTGCGTGAATAATGTAGGAATCTCCGACGCGCCCAAAGTTTAAGGCGTGAGCGACTGCTGTTTTTCTCATGCTTATAGCAGCAGCCCTAATGTGTTTTGGGTATTGATGGTGTGGCGTGTCTTCAGATCCGATAGATAAAGCTATTCGGTCTAAGTCCACAACGAAATCGCCTTGTTTTGCGCGTTCGTTTACCCAAGTGCTTTTTCCTACACATGGGGGGCCAGTCACAATATAGATCATGCTCTTTTCCTGGTGCGGATCATGGCTAGTGGCCTAGGTGCTTTCATTGCCTGTGAAGCTGCGAACATAACCGATCGCGCCGCATAGATGCCAGATCTACCCATTGGCGCCGATAGCACCCAACCATGCTGTCTCCTGCTGATTGTGCTGGAGCTGAAATGTTCCAGGAGCGTCTGGCTGCCATCATGTTTGATAGCGCGACGGTCAAACAGGTCCAAGAGCGTCTGGGTCCCAGCCGCTGCTTCACGCTGCCCGACCAAAGAGTCAAACCTTTCTTTGAGCCTGTCCACGTAGCCTGGAGTCACAAGGACATATAAGCTGGGATGTTCGCGCCTAATTTTGGCGAGTTGTGTGTCAGCCTCTTTGATGGTTCTATGAGTAGTGACACGGACAATGATATTGCCTTCAGCGTCAGGTGCCGCGATAGCGACCGCGTGGCCCATGCCATCAAAGTCTGATTCGAGGGCGATTGTCCACACTGCATCAGCCGGAAGCTCATCGGTGCTGGTGGTTTCTTTCCACCACGAATCCTTTAACCAATGGTCAGCCCTTGCCACCCATTGATTCAGGTACTGCCGCTTGAAAGCTGAGATCTCTACGTTCTGCCATTGCTGCCTAAGAAATGTCTCTCGTTTTTCTGACCATTCTGGTGAACCCCATTTCCACGTGTTCACATCGTCTGGATCCGCGTCTACCGGTGCTGACCATTCCATGATGAGAATTTCTGAAGCGTCTGGGTCACCTGACCCCATAGCGTCAATGGCGGCCTGCCTGTAAGTTTGCATCAGGTCGCTAGCTGAGTCACCAGCTGTAGACACTAGGTAAGCCTGGGGATCTGTTTTCATTGCCATAGTCGGGGCAATAGCGTCCATGAATGTGGATTTACTGATGCGCCACGCTTCATCAAGGAAAGCCATAGAAACCGAATACCCGACCCCAGCGTTATCGTTAGCTGCGTGAATGAGCCACCGGTTACCTTCAGGAGTTTCGATACCTGCCTCAGTGTTGCCCCACTTCACTGACTTTTTGCCGTAAGTGTTGACAGCCCAAAGCCCTGCAGGTCTCATCACTTCCATTGCTGTGTTTCTTTTGTTTGCCACATGCAAGATTGTTTGAAGCTCCCCAAAGTGTTCAGCATGATGGAGTCTCCACATGCACACTGCCCTAGACAGAACCGACTTTCCGCTTTGTCTCCCTACTGTGATAATGACCAAAGGCCAGACCAGGTGACCATCCTTGTCATATTCAAGAGCTCGCTCTAGCGCATACCGTTGCCACCCAAACAACACCAGCCCCATGTTGGCTTTTACCCACTCTGCCGCTTCTTCCCCATAGGACCCCTGTACACGCGCAGGACGCGGCGTTTCAAGTCTGGGCAACGCAAACCCGTCATCGTGATAATCAGGCCCCACAGGGCCGTTCTCGTCCGTTCTAGGCCCCTTGGGGGGGCAAGCAGGAGGGGCGGCGGGAGTACGGCGTGGTCTGTCTGAAAAACCATCGTTTGTGTTCGGAATACGGATTTTGTTTTTGTTTTTGTCCGTTATTCG